CCGTTCCCCCATCACAGCCCCCAAATGAGCCACATCCCGCACGTTCTGTGTCAGCATCCGGCGAGGATCAAGGAACGCACCAGGGTATCCCCCATAGGGTTCAAGCATGAAGGGCTCTTGGTCTCCACCCCCCAGACCTCCTTGCAAAGCCCCCAGGCCCCCCATAATCAACGGAATATACGCCGATTCCATGCCCATTGCGCTAACCCTCCGGGTGTAACTGTTTCTCTAACACCACCATAGGATGTGGGAGAAACCCCACACGCTTGGCCAAAGCGGCTGCTGCTTTATTGTCCCGTGCCTGTGTAGCTACCAGCCGCTTGAACCCTAATTCGGTAATCGTCTGTTGAGCGGCACGCGCAGCCCGGAGGCTATAGCGTCGTTGTGCAGGCTCAATGTAGATATGCACCCGCCCTACATCCAGGGTCGCAGGCACATCCGTCAGGGCCACAAAGCCGATCGGATCTGCTCCCCGATCAATCATCCAGAACTGGGCTGTCCCCTGCTGACACCCCGAAAAAAGACTGTTGAATCCTGCAATACAGGCTCCTTCATTCTCCAAGGCAAAGCCCAGAAATTGACCCAGGCCTTGTGCGTCCGTCTGAAACCACTCTCGCAGCCAATCGCCATCTGCTTGCGTAAACGCCCGCAGGGTACATTCAGCCATAGAGTCCTCTGGATTGATTATACGCTGTGGGTCAGGCAGCCCCCAAGTACGTTAGGGCAATTAACCGACTGCCTCCACTGTTATTCTGCAGTTCGAATCGGCTATTACTGGCAGACCAATACAGATTCACCTTCGAGGAGGTATCCACTGCCACAGCAAAGGCACTATTGGGATCATGGAGGGCTGTGACTGTCCCGGTATCCAGTAAGAACAGCCCTACGTCATTTGTTGAGCGCACAACCAGTACCCCACCCGTATAGGCAGGGAGGAAGAGCACCCCAGCATTCGCTACAGTCTGACTCGGGGCTACAAACTGCTGATCCCGTACAGGGCCAATCTGCACAGCTGCTTCTAAGGTATTGCGCGTATGTTGTGTCCGTCGTCGCCCGTCCATCAGGGCGAAATACAACGAACGCAGCGCCCGTTCCGTGAAGGTGCCTGCCTCTGCCCGAATCTGGGCATAGTTCAGGGTTGGCAGAAACCGGCGGGTGCCTGAGGCGGGCATTAGAGTCTCCGTGTCGCGCCTGGTAAGAGCTGATATCCCAGGGTCATGCCTTCCAGACTCCAACTGCCATTGGCTGCATCATCGCTGATACGAATCCGGCACCCCACGTCCTGAATGTAATCCCCATTAGTCCCTTCAAGATTGATAATCTTCTGCACAGAATCATACGGCACCGTGATATTACTGCCATCAGCCGTATCGAGCCCGTTGCCGTCAGCTGTGATGAGCTGCAAGCCAATCGGTTCCAGGCTCTTACTGGCTGCCCCTCGACTGACGGCATCATCTGAGGCACTCCCACTCATCCATTCAATCGTGAGCGTGACATCAGCATCAGCTTCGGCAATCAGATCCAACCACCGATAGCGTTTCACGTAAGCCATCAGCTGCTGGGATTCCCGTGAGTTCCAGGAATTGTCAGTCCCGTAAATCACTTTCGTCATCCAGCGTGATGGGATAGTGTCCCCGTCAAAGCTATCGCCACTGAAGAACTGATAACAAAAGCCGCCTTTGGTTGTTTGGGCTTCGCCCGTCAGAAGTACCTGCGTATCACTGGCTGTGTCTACGATGGTGGAAGCCGCCATGGGCATATCAGGCCACACATACCACACCCCCCAGCGATAGTTCCAGACCACGGCTTGTGTGCATTCAGCCCGTCCCCCCGCAGGGGTCGGCCCTGGCCAGAACCACACCACATGCGCATTCTCAATGTCATGCAAGGCATGCACTTTCTTGCCTTGCGCATAGAGAAAGGTCTTCAAGGTTTCCTTGACGGGAGTAGAGATCACAATATCGTTCTGCCCGTCAAACAGTCGAATGTCGCCAAGGGGGGTAAAATACCCCAACATGGAACGGGGGGCTGTCACCTGGTCCCCGGAGGCATTGGTATAGACCGCCCCAGCTGGAACCTGTATTACGGACTGTTGTGACACTGCCCCAATGACAGCATTGGTCTTGGTGCGTTCCCAGTCCATGACATCACTAACGATCTGCCCGGTCCCACTCACGGTCCAGACGGAGCGTTCCAGGAACACGACCAGCGTGTTGTTGAAGTCCCCCACCATCCCGGTGAGGACGTCCCCCAAGGTGCTCTGATCTGTAAAATCCAGGTAGTTCGAGGCCCCCACTTGATCGGCAATGTCAGGGTCGGAGAAAAAGACACGGCGGGGATTGGTGTCGGTACGTCCCCACCAGAGGCGCTGCATGTGGGGTGCACAGAAATACGATCCGGTGGGTGGGGCATCTCCGTGCTCCTGTAAGAGGCGATTTTCAAGGATGTCCAAATCTGAGGCGTTGTCGGTATAACTCGCCGTCGTGCGCCCATCAATGAACGTGACAAAATAGAAGTTGGCTCCGGTACCTGTAGTACGGTACAGCTCATAGCCTGTAATATCTGTGTTGCTGTCGGCTGTCCAGGAGAGGTTGGCCTGTTCATTCTGGAGCTGGATAATATTGGACGTTACGGATCCTGCTGACCGGGCTTCAGCCCCATCAACACTAACCAGTTTCCACGAGTAGCCCCCAACAAGCAGCCCTGTTGCCGTGTTGACCGCTGCAGTAGGCGTTGGGGACTGTGAAGCAGGGCCCGCTGTGGAGAGACTGGACCCGTTCCACGCCCGTGGAGCCACTACGCCATTGGTAAAGAACAGGGTGTTGCCTACCTGCGCGAAATCCGGGATCGCCCCTACCGAGCTACTGCCAAGATCTGCGATGAACGTCCAGCTTGTCCCGTCATTGGTGCTGTACCACAACTCATATTCATCCGTGGCGTCGTCAAAAACCCCCACCAGTTGCCGCGTAAAGGAGGCTCCAGTCTGACGATAGGCACGGAGGGCACGCACTAACGTCGCTGTCCCCCCTGTATTCGTGGTGACCGCTGACGTATTCTGCTTGGCATACCCTAGAATCTTTTTAGCCCGTCCCAGTTTATCGATCCAGAGGTTCCGTGAGCCCGAGGAGGAGTAAATCGCTGGCAGCGCCACCGAATGAATCCCCTCCTGGGTCCCCATGAACACCGAGAAAACTTGTGTCTGGATCGGATAGGGCATCAGAGTACTCGCCCAACGAGCAAGAGCCCACTGGAAATATCACGGGACAGGTGTGTCCCTCGAGCAATAGCCGTATCGACATAGCCATGTTCGTCGTGAATGCGCCCAGTCCAGTCCCGATCAAAGCGGAGATTAGTTGTGCTTATATCAGGACGCTCAGGGTAGATCGCAATCACGCACTCCCCTGTGGCTTTCTTGACGTGATCAGCCCGACAGTGGAGGGGAGCCTCCACTACACGCCGGGATTTATGGGTCTCACCCCCATGAAATATCTCGTCATAGGCCATGACATCAGACGGCAGGTCACTAATGAGCCGAGGAGCCAATCCAAAGGCGGGGGCATCACGGAAACGGCCTTCCAGCCACACGCCATGACTACACATAAAGGTCGGCATCTGTCGGCACATCGCAGTGACCGCGAGATACAACGCATAGCGCCACGGGCGATCCGTCCACTCATGGGCCTGTGGCATCCCTGAGACACGCTGATGGGGTCCCCACCGCATCCCCGGCGGCTCACCACTCCACCCCAGCCGACGTGGTCCCCGCTTGTACCCCGTGGAAAACACATGACGGGTTTGGTCGCCCCAGTTATTGTCACGGCTGGCATGGACGAGATAGATTTGCTGCCAGTCCGGTGTCCACTTTGCCAGCTCGTCCTTCTCCTCGCTCCCGCCAGCGCCAGCGGCGGCACTCAGCGCATGGAGGACGGTGGGGTTCCGCTTCCGGCAGATATTGACCCACTTCTCTACCACGTCTGGATTGGGCTCGCCTGTGTGATAGGCTTCGTTCAGCCCCTCTATCAGGGCAAACCACTGCGGATGCGCGGCCACCACCTCAGCCATCCAGTGCCACGCCTCGGTCATCTGGTGAGCCGGTACGTCTTCAGCCGACCCCAACGCCAGATGCCATTGCAGCCCATAGTCCTCTGACCCAATCCGTAGACACTCGGCAATGAGCCGTCGATGGGTGTCATCAGAGGGATTCAGTCGTCGATCCCCCCAGTACCGATGGGGCTGTCCACTCCAGCGGATCGACCACCAGGACCGGAGTCCTGCATAGCCGTGATCGCGCAGATCAGCAAACGCCTGATGCACCCGAAATTCAATCGAGGCATCCTCTCGCGTACGCCCCTCCACAAACAACATGAGGAGATCTCCGGCATGACAAAACAACGGCACACGCCTACCGGTGTCATCTTGAAAGGCCATCCCGTCCACACCAAGTTGTCCCTGTAAGGGGGGGAGCGGAGCCGAAACAGCAGGGGTCTCCTCTGGGGGTGCAGTATGCTGGCTCTGGTATTCTGCACTCTGCTCTAACCATTCAACCAGGTGGTCGTAGGTATAGCCCTTTTCAATCTGTAAACGGAGCGCTTCCGCTAACCCACTATCGTCTACCTCCCGCCCCAGGGTAGCAATATAGGCATCACGCGCCCGTTGAATCGCGATGAAGTAATCGTTGTGCGTCATTGTTTGAGCTGCTGCACCATATGTGTGAGGGAGTCAATATCCTTCCGCACCGAGTTCATTTCTGTGCCCAAATACTGCAAGCGCGTCTCGACTAACTCTCTGCCCATGTAGTCCTTGAGACGGTCGTTGAGAATCTCCCGCACCGCATTGACTGTAGCCAGCCGCACATAGGTCGCTGCACAGCCGGTGATAATCGACACCGCCGAGATAATCGCTGCGACTTCAGCCCAGGAGATAGAGATCATAGCGGCGGATCTGAGTTAGGAGTCGGCTTAAGCGGTTCAATAATTGGGTAGCCGTCATCGTCCGTCCAGAGCGTGTCTGGGTCTGACATATGGGCGTCGTGGCGATTCGCCACCACCATCCACGACACTGTATCGGTACAGGTAGCGTCCTCGCAGTCAATGGTCAGGGTGCTGTCAGTGACTGAGCCACGCACATGCTTCCATCCAGTTTCATTGGAGGTGAACACCTGTTCATCTCGACAGAGGAGCACCCACGTTCCTGTTGTCATCCCTGCGGCTTCGTCGAGGTCAATAGAGGCCGTCCCGTCCACCAAGGTTGTAGTCCCGCGATAGATCAGGTCAGCGCCCGGAGATTCAACGAAACTATGAATTAAATAGTGCGTATCGTTCATGGACGGGAGCGGGTGGTCTATCTTAAAACTTCCACTGGCCTTGCTCAGTGACCCATTCACATCGAGTTTGTAACTGGCCGCTGTTGAATCCCCAACTCGTAACCCAGTCGCGTTCCAATTCCCAACAGCCCCAGCGTTGATGAGGAACCAGTTTCGCTGACCAGTCTTACAGTTCATGTTGGTATTGCCATCCGCTGTTTGCATGATGGCGTAATCAGTCGCAGTCTCGCAATCGACATGGCCGAAATGGGCACGGTCAGCGGTCATCGAGGTGCCGGTGCTGGAGATAAATCCCTTGCCGAAATAGCAGGCGATGTCGGTGTCTTTGCCGACCGTGATGGCCTGATCAAATCGGCTGATCCCATCGTCCACAAGCAAGGCGTAATTGTTCGTCCCCTCAGTGGGGGCATTGCGAATCCACAGCGTACTGGCAGTGGTAACCGTCGCGCCAGAGCCTTTGGTGATGCCGGGTTCATCTATAACTACTGAGGCCACATTTGCTATTGTTTCTGAGGCTTGTGTCGTGATGCTGGGGCCAATGTTTATTCCAACCTGCCACGCCGTATCACCTGTCACGCCCGTCAGTGCGGTTGACATCGAGACCACTTGTGCATAGGTCGACGTGCCGGGACTCGTAAAGGGACCGCCGATCAGTATTTTATTGAGGCTAGCATTGAGGTATCCGATTGAAAGCGTCCCGTCGATGAACGTATGACCAGACACCTCAAGAGCACCGTCCAATTTCGTCGCGCCCGTCACATCCAGCGTCCCGCCCACATCGATATTGGTCGGCAGGGCCGCGTTCACCACCTGCGTGCTCCACTGCGGGGCAGACCCACTTGAGGTGAGCACTTTATTTGCCGTCCCGATGCCGAGCTTGCTAATCGCGGTGGACCCGGACGCATACGGTAAATCCCCTGTGGTGTATGAGGTTTGCCCAGTCCCCCCATAGGCCGCAGCCACGGCGGTGCCATTCCACGTTCCTGTGGCGACGGTCCCCAGCGTGGTAATCGAGGTCTGCCCTACATAGGTCGAGGCAATAG